AGCACATTCTCAACTGCTAACCCAGGTTCAGAGTTCCAAAAAGTGTTCGCAGAACTTTACTCAGATGTAAAGGCTGACCCTGATATGGTATTGCTAAACGGTAATGACCGTAAGCAACTATCTGACGCAATTAAATCAGGTTCAACTGCTAACTATCGCTTGGTAATAAATGACCCAGGTTCAACTGGCACAACTTACGGTTCAATCGTAACTGGGCTACAGAATGAAGTAACAGGTAAAGCAGTAGACCTAATGGTTCACCCATGGTTAAACTCAGGTGTTGCACCAGTTCTATCATTTACACTTCCAATCCCTGACACAGAGGTCTCAGATGTTTGGGCTAACTTCCTAGTACAGGATTACATGGGCATTCAATGGCCTGTAACCCAGTTTGCTTATGAGTTCAGCACTTACTTCCGTGGCACTTTCTTCTGCACCGCTCCAGCATGGAATGGCGCAGTATCAGGAATCGTAAACGCTTAACAATTAAATAACGAAGGGGTGTGTCCGATAAAAGGCGCACCCCTTTTTAATTAGGCAGGAGAGGCAATGTCAAGATATGTAGCACCCGACAAAGGTGTAAGAGAAACCGTAATTGGTAACAAAACTTATCGCCCCGATAAAGGTGGCATTTATAATGTTGAAAGTCCTAGTCATGCTCGGGCTATGAAATCAGAAGGTTATTTTGAGGCTTCACTAAATCCTCATTCTAAAGGCGACAACAAAAGAGGATTTACTTGCGTACAATGTGGTTTTAATGGTTGGTTTCGCAAATGCGGGCGTTGCGGAATTGAATCTAACGACATAGCAACAGACGGAGAATAACATGGCAACGGGTGTAACAAGCATTACGGGATTTAGCGATAGCCCCTATTTAACTATTGCCGAATATAAAAATGCTCCTACCTCTATTGACTTTGACAACCTTGTTGTAGGCGGAAACTCAGGAGCGCAAGACGCAGAACTAGCACGCGTTATTCTTCGCGCTACTTCATTTTTAAGTGATTTTTTAGGGCAAGATTTAACGGCTCAAAGTCGCACCGAAACACAAAGAACTAGATTTAACAATCAAGGCTATATCGCTTTACACCCAAATCACAATCCAATAATTTCTTTAAGCAGTTTTCAATACGGCACTACACCTACTAATTTGACTACTTTGACTGACCCCTCAGTATGTTGGTTCGAAGACCAACAAGTCATTATTCCCGTATCAGATAGCGCACTTACCTATTCAAGTCAGGGACCGCTATCATTCGGGGGCGCGGTTGCCCGTACGCCCGTCTTTACTAAATACACCTATGTTGCGGGCTATGCAAATACAACAATCGCCACAGCGACAGCCACACAAACTACATTAACCGTAGCCAGTGGTGCAGGATTTTTAGCAGGAGAGTCATACCGTATTTATGATGGTGCTAGTAGCGAAACAATAACCGTAGCCAGCACATACACTTATGGCTCAACAACGGTTCCCTTAACCTCGGCATTAGCATTTACACACGCAAGCGGGGTAGCGATAGGCAATTTACCTAATGCGTTAAAACAGGCTTGTATTCTTGCTACAACAGCCTTTATTAAAGTTCGCGGAGATAATTCTTTGACTATGGCTATAACTACACAAGCGTCAGGGAATGTAAATGGTTCACAACGATATGGCTCAGACTTAGCCCTAGCCTTAGATATGGTTAGTATTTATAGAAGGATTAGATAATGGCAGGTCGCACAGGCGTTCGCTCTACGCTATACACATTTCTTACAACCCCGCCTATTGCTACCTTAAATCAAGTTTTTACTTCTTTTCCTAAGCGTATTAACTATCAGGTTGGCTCAACAGCAGGTCAGTTATCTCGTGCAGCCGTTGTTATTTATATTCAAAGCGAAAGCGAAACTCGCTTGGCTATTGGGGGCGCAACTAGCGGTTGGAAGCGCGTAGATTACAGCGTTATTCTCCAAGTATTCCAACACTCATTAGAGCGAAACGCTGAGGCTGCAATGACCGCGTTTGATACTTTAATAGATGATATTAAAACAAGATTACGCTCAGACCATAGATTTGGGGATTCAACAGGCACTCTTGTATGGCAAGGCGCGGAGCCAGCAATAAATACCTCGTATGGAGAACCAAGCACTAGCAATGAAGGCGCAACAGAAACCTTTGCTGAGATACAATTTGATGTAACGGAAATGATACAAGCATAGGAGAAATATGACGAAATATAGATACAATGGATATGACGAACGCGTATTTCCTACGCTTGGAATTACCGTTCAACCCGATTCAGAGTTCGAAGCACCCGAAGGTTTCAAAGCCGAAGGTGTGGCATTAGCCTCTACGGGAAGCACTAAACCAAAACCAACCATGTCTGCCCCGTCAGACAAGACCGTAGGAGAGTGAAATGTCAGTACAAAATTCCGTACGCAGTTATATAGGTATCGCTAAAGAAGTTACTAAGGGAACTGCCGTAGCACCAACAGATTTTATTCCAGTCATGGCTGATTCATTAAAGCCAGCAGATATTATTGACCCATTATTTGATAAGGGTCTTCGTGGTTCTCTTGTAGAAAACTACAACTATATTCCAGGGCGCACTCGCTCTACCTTTGATTTTGGTGGCGCAGTATTTCCTGACACAGTCGGTTATTCAATCGCTGGAATCATGGGTTCAGTAGCAACAGTAGGCGCGAGCGCACCATTTACTCACACCATATCTCTAAAGAACTCACAAGCAACAGGCGCAGACGCACAACCAATTTCTTACACACTAACTGATTTTTATGCAGCCGAGTGTCGCAAGTATGCTGGTATCCAATTTCACGACTTCTCATTAAAGTTTAATGCTGATGGAATGCTTGAATATGATACAAAAGCAACAGGTTGGGCTTCCGCTTCTGCTACAACACCAACACCTTCATTCTCAACAATCCTTCCAACTCCAGTTTGGCAAGGAACAGTATCTATCGGTGGCTCTCCAGTATCTTATTCCGTAAGCGGAAACCTAGATATAACCCGTCCAGTTACTCCTATCTACGGCATTTCACAAACACAAAATCCTTATCAAGTGTTTTTAGGTGCATTAGATGTAACAGGTAAGTTCACCTTCATTATGGAAGACAACACAGAACTCACCCGATTCCTAACCAATACTCAACCCGCTATTGTCCTTAACTGGGCTTACGGTGCGAGCGCTGCAGCAGTTCAACTACAAGCAACCATTACAAGGGGTGCATATACGGCTGCAGTAATTGACCGTGGTGCAGACTTTGTTCAAATCATGGTTGATGTAAACGGTCTCGGCAACACAACAGACGCTGGTTCAACAGGCGGTCAAGCCCCAATTAAATGGGTATTACAGAACGCCAAAGCAAGCGGTACATACGCATAACTAATCTCAGAGTAGGAGCGGTCAGGTTTGAAGCGCACGCCTTCCCGCTTCCCGCGCTCCTACTCCTCTAAGGTAAGATATTGGAAGGCAAACTAAACTATGGAGGCCATAATGAGTAAAAAAATAACACTACCGTCAGGCGCAACAGTTACACTAAAAGACCCAAAAACACTTCGCGTTAAAGACCGTAAAAAAGTAGTAATGGCAAGCGATTCCGCACAAGGCGATTTATCTAAAGCATTAGCGTTAGGTGACGCACTTGTTGCAATGTTAATTCAGGAGTGGTCTTTTGATTTAATCATTCCTTCAATAATGCTTGATTCTCTTGGCGAACTAGAAATGGCGGATTATGATTTCCTTGTTGAAGAAACTAAAGACGCTCAAAAAGCGTTATTCCCGAACCTCAACGAAACACCTGAATCAGCCAAAAATCCTGATAGCCCTTTCGGCAACTCGAAAGACTAAAATGGTTAGTCGAAGGGGGAACGAGAAACGATAGCCTCGTTTACCCCGACGAATACTGGTATTACTATCAAATGGCAGACAGATTTGGTTGGACACCGCAAGAGGTAGACGAACTACCTGCGATTACTTCTGATTGGTTGCTATCTATTTCTAGCATGATAGATAGAGTTAAAGCAGAAAGGATAGAACGCGCATGAGTTTTCGCATTAAAAATCTATCCGAAGTATTAAAAGGGTTAGACCTAGAAGAGAAAAACATAGAACTTGCTGCTAAGTATGCGATTGGTAAAGTCGGTATTGCAGTAGAAAACCAAGCCAAACGCAACGCTAAAACAGGGGTACATAAACCAGGTGAACCTAGAATTGCGGGTTCAGGACCAGGTCCAAACTATGTTACAGGCAATTTGTTTAGAAACATCACTTCTGAGGTTAGGGTTGGTTTTGGTTCGTATGTTGCCGTTGTATCTTCTAATGCTGAATACGCAAGAGCGGTTGAATTCGGCTCATCTCGTTGGAAATCAGGAGTAAAATATCCTTACATGGTTCCAGCCGTAGAAAAATTAAAGAAAGACGGAACGCTAAACAGAGTACTCACTCAGGCGTTTCGTTCTAAAATGAGGGGATAATATGGCAAGCGCAATTCCCCCTATTCTCAT